GTGAGGAGTGCCTTGCTTAAAGAACGCGTGTCCGTTTTGGTGGCTGGTTTTCCGTTTCGTTTCGCTTGGGCGTTGGCTTGTGCTCGTTGGCTGCCGAGTCGTCCGCCGTGGCTGCGGTTGCAACTGAGGTGTGCGATGCCTGCCCCGTCGAGGCTGGGTGTGGCCTCCCCTGTTATGGCGAGGGGTGGTTCGTGGTCTGCGCTTGGGCCGTCTGGGTGTGAGCCTTTTAGGGTCATGTCTACTGGGTAGCCGCATCGAATACACACCGGTTCGCATTGGGTGAGTACTTTGGTGCGCCACGCCTGGTACTGGGGGGTGGAGCGGGGGTTGGTCATTTGCCCCACTTGTTCTGCTCGGGTGCCATGATGCGGGACAGGGCGGCTAGGGGGTACCCCTTGTGGCGGGCGGCCTCCCGCTTTAACCAACGTTCGTGAGTGTTTGGTCTGCACCATTGGCATGGTGTTGTGGTGCCTGCGTAGTCGAGCCAACCCCGGTAGCAGGTTATGTGGTCGCATGTGCAATTTTTTTGTGTGCAGTGAGTATCAAACTTATTTAGCATTGTTTCCCCTTAGTTGTGTGTAATGGTTCGCGGCCTGCGGCCTTGCTCACTGGTCAGGTGGGTGGTTCTTTCCCATCATTGTCCTCACGCTTTCGCGCTGCATCTGCTCCGCATCATCACCGCCCATTGTGACATAGGGCTATCCCCCTGCAACGGGTGTTAAACGAGGGGGTAAGCCCCGCCCCTAAAGTCATCGCGAACACTGCTCGGGCTGCGGTGTCGCTCGGTCCGTGGACTATACGCTCGTCTGTTCCACAACTGGTGCAGACTCGCCCACCATTAACGCGTCTATCACCTTACCCGCCGTGAACTTAGTTAACTCTTTAGCGCTACCCACCTGGTCAAGCCCTCCCTCAACAAGGACAGCGTTAACGTACGCCAGGCGCTGGGTTGGTTCACTGATCCCAAGGCCCGACATTTTCGCCATAATCAACCGCAACTGCTTATCGGACGCCGCCTCGATCTTAGACGCCCCCACAATTTTGTGCCCAACCTCCGGCAGCGGCCCGGACTGTGTCGGCGGCGCGTACCACGGGTCATCTGGTGGGGTCTGTTTAACTGTTACGACGTCGGTGCCACGCTGCGCTGCCCGCACCTCCTGCGCTGACGCAATACCCCGGTTAACCGCGATACCAAGAGCCGCAAGAGCCCTACCCCACGCGCTAGTTTCCGCGTTCATAATCTCCGAGTTACGGGTAAACGATGTGAGCCCCGGGTACGGTTCTGACGCGTACCCGACACCAGGGCGGACGTCGTCGGGTGTCCGGTAAGCCTCCGCCCGGTACACGATCACGTTGTGGGCGTCGTCCAACCACTCCCAAGACCCCTGCAAACTGCCGTCCGGGTAACGCTCATAGAACTTTTGTATACGCTCGCTAACCTCAATGTAATCCTCGCGGCTCATAACCCAAGTTCCTTAATCCGCATATTTATTGCGTGTTTAGCCAATTTCCTACAATGTTCTAACACGTCTATTTGATGCCAGTCGGGACGCGGTGTCCAATCGCCGTAGGCCTCCTCGAATTCATTGTCAATTGCTTTAATGAATCCTCCGTGTACGTGTCTATTTCCGGCTAAATAGCCGCTACCGTACCCGGCGGCCCACGCTTTCTGCTTTATCCTCTTTATAGATTCGTCACTGGTCATAACGTTTTCCATTCCCTAAGCACCCGGCCGTGATTACTTGCCCGGCCTGACGTCGTGAACCCCACCGGCTCAATAATGCGTGCCGTGTGCCATTTGCGAAAGATCGCCCCCACCTGGTTACCTGACCCGACCGGTAAACCGATGTCGCGGGTTAGTTCGTCGGCCGTAATAATGACGTACGGCCCTAGCCGGTTGAGCCAATCGACGGCCCGCATAGTCCACTCGGGATCCGTGACCGTAGACTCGATAGCCGCCTCGGCGGCGTCCACCCCGGTGCGGGCCTCACAATAGCGACACCAAGGACCCGGGCAGTTATGCGCGATCTCGAATAGGGTCCCGATCATGCCGCGTCCCCTGGCTTATTATCTGCGGCCTCTAGGAGCGCCCACGCCAGCCTATTGGCTAGGTCGGGGCTCATGGTGAGCAGTAGCGACGTTGAGCCGCTGTGCGCGACTATCTGCACATCGCGGGCAGTAGACCACCTCGTGACCCCGATACTCGGGTCTTTCGGTTTCTCCGGGTTTAGTTTCTTTTCGTATATGTACATCGTTTCCCCTTTCCAAATATGTCCACGCGCCGCAGCTGGCGCACCTCTCAATGTCCACGGTCCTTGCCAACCTCGATGCCGAGCCAGTAGGCCAACACAATAGCCCCAGCGATACCCGCAGCGAATAACACTAGGGATAGGTCAACTGTCATGGTTGGCACCCGTACCGGCCACCGGCCCAGTGATGCGCCCCGGAGTGCCTGCCCTCCCAATTTAGGATGGTGTAGAACGCTTGGTCCCATACTTCTCGACTCCACTTTGTGGGTTTAGTTTCGTGTAGCGTTTCGCGCATCTCTCGCGCCTGTTCTTTGCCGTACAATTTTCGCCACTCTTTTGCCATCATCCACACCGCCCCTCGCGCTAATTCGTGCGTCATTTGGTAAGTCCCTAAATAGAATCCGTCACCCCCGGTGCCCCAGTATTGGTGCCGCCCTTCTCGCTGCCCGACACAAAGCCGGTAAGCCTCGTCAGCCTGGTTAAAGAACTTACCCCGGTAGGCTGACGGTTCCGGCCCTGTCTCCTGGACAACTGCCAGCAGTGGGGGTGGTGTTGGTTGTATCGGGTTTAGGGTCAGCGCACCCGCTAGGAGCGCCGCCCATATCACTCGGCCCCAATGACTGTAACGGTCGACGATATTCTTACTCGTCGCTGGATAACGCTGTCCACGGAGGCTTGGTCTATTCGCCGTTGACCCCCAGGGGTTTTCACCCCGGTAAGTAGCCCGGAGTCGATGTACCTGCGGATGCTGTCCCGCGACACACCTAACTGCCGGGCCGCCTCCGCTGGCCTAATTAGTTCACTCATTGGCAACTACCCCTTTTGTGGTTGTCGTTTCCCCTGACCTGAGAAACGTAGCACACCCTGCACGCTTTGCGCGGTTTATTTTTGCTCGAATATCGGCAGCGGGAACGGACGCCGCCCAGTGGCCGGGTTAACGTCGGTGAAACTGACATGTATGTGGTTTTCATGCCCCCATTTACCTTTCCGCCAAGTCCAATTCTGCTTGGCGTAAGTCCCTGACGCTATCCGGTTGTTATACACCACATATTTGAGCCGGTCCGCCCCTGGCTTACCTGCCCTGGCGTACTCAATAAGTTGGGTTGCAAGAACCTCGGCTAGGGCCCGCCCTTTCTTACCGCCGTCCGCACCGAGCAGGTCCGCGTCAATGTCGATAGCGTGAACCCACCCGCCACTGTCTGGGTTGTGGTCCGACTCCCGCGCCTGGTGCGCTTTGTCACCCAACCAACCGTCTGAACGTTTATCCCGCCTGGGCCATTTCCGGTTGATTTGGTCGCGCAGCTGCACCCCGGCGGCCACAAGTTTGGGGGTCATAGTTTCCCTCTTAGGTTTTCGTGGCTGTGAGTCTCATCCTCAGGTTTAGGGTTTAGGTGCCCTAAGGCTGTGGCTGGGGCGGCTATCCCAAGAACAGCGGCCACTAACGCAAGCCAGAGGGGAGCCGAGTCGCCACTAATAACGTCATATGCCACCAGAACGGCCACTAGGGCGATTGTCACCCCGTAAAGGTACTTTCTAACCTGCCGGGTCATTAACCTGTCCACGGGGCTCCTAATGGTTATCTATGTGTTTGTCTAGCCTGGCACGCATCTCTAAAATATCGCGCTCGATGCGTTGGACGGCGTCCCGCAGACTAGACCCGCCGTTGGGCTTAAACTCCCGGGCCATCGTTATTTGGGCCCTAATCAGCCAAAGTAAACCGGACAGGATACCACCACCAATGATGATTAGCGGGACAACGTCGCCCGGTTGTGTAATCTCCACACTACTTACCGGCCTGCCGCTTTCATTTTCGCGATCGCGTTGGCGCGTGCCTTTTCTGTCTGCGATAGGTCGGCGACGGGCTTAGCCTTTGCGGCTTTTTTTGCCGGCTTTACGTCCTCGACCTCGACGGTCTCCTCGACTGTTGGCTCACTCATTCTGTGCTCCTAGGTTTGGGTACATGACTGCAATCATGGCGTAGGTAAATCCGAGGGACTGTGCGTGCGCGATAGCGGCGGCGGTCGCGGCGGCGTCGGCTTCTGCCTTTACGGCGGCTTCCGTTGCGGCGGCTTCCGCTGCGGCTTGGTCTGCCTCGTACTGCGCTTGCTCATCGGGAGTGCGCTCACGTTCGATGGTTTCGCCGGTGTCGGCCCACGCTTCGAGAATTGTCATTATTTATCCTTAGTTTTTGTAGCCGTAGACTCGGACGGTTCCGGTAATGGTGCCGGCAGAAGCTAGGACGGTAAAGCCGTCATAAGCCGTGGTGAGGCGGTGTAAACCGCTCGAAACGTAGTTGTAAATCGCTGGTGTGCTTGATTCTGACGTCACTCGGGAGGCTACTTGTGTCTTGACCGCTAGGGCCGGAGATCCAATATCTATTGTTTGCAAAAATGGGTAGGTTGCAAACAGAAAAGACGTTTGTATTAGATTGGTGCTAGCTGAGCCGGCGTCGTAGGTAATCGAGGTTTGGTTCCATGTGTAGGCGCCCCAAGTGTAGTTAGTTCCTGACGCGTCACTTCCCGCGGCCCTAAGACGAAAGTTTAAACCAATTCCATTACTGGGGGTAGCGTTGACGATGACCCTGTAATTGTCGTAACTAGCGGTAAATACGTTATTGACGCTAATAGATGCAACGGCGCTAAAAGCCGTAGCGCTGATAAATACTAGCCCGCCGGACGCGATGATTTCGTCTTCGACGTCCTCGGCTAGTTGCTGCGCTAGCGCGGGGTAGTTTGCTACTAGGTCGGACGGATCCGGGTACGGGAATCCGAATACTGGTGTCGTGCCCATGCTGTCCTCCTAGGCCGCGAGTAGGTCGTCGGCGTTAACTACGTTGTACCAAGCCACCGTCGGGTTGACGTCGCCCCAGATTAGCGCACCGTCTACATCATTCCATGTAACTGTCTGGTATGAATAGCGCGGGTCGCTTATCGAGAATGTGATGACATGTTGGCCGGGTGTGTACGTTTCGCCCCATCCCTCGACGATGCCTTGGAACGAGCTGTAAGGCGCGGGTTCTGGCAGGTTTGGGACTGTCACGGTGGCGCCGTTGACTAGGGCGAGCACCCGGTCCCGATCCGTGGTCGTCAATAGGTCGACGTAGACGGATATTTGGCCCATGTTCCAAAGCGGGTTAGCCTGGGCGGTCAAGATCGAACCGGCCCTAGATGATGCGTCGCCGCTGTTGCGTAGCCGCGTGTCGAGCGTGTAGGCCCGTCGCCCGTAGAGCGCTATCGATGCGGAGTCGTCCGACTGCTCCTCATTCTGTCCCGTGGATCCGTAGGTGACGGTCACGTCATTGATGAGGGCTTCGAGGGTTTGGGTCCATGTGGGGGACCAGATAACCCCGGATGATGGGAATTCGTAGGACGCGATAGCGGTCGGGAATGAGTCCCACGATTGGGGATACAACGTCCAAGGCTCGACGAGGCTCTGCCATGTGGCGGCGAACGCGATTATTCCACGGGTGCCGTAGGACTCGAATGCTATGAGCCCTTCGGGGGTGTCGAAATATGTTGCCCCGGACCACTCGGCTAGTTCCGCGAGGGCGTTTAGGACGGGCTGTAATTCTGTCTCGGAACTGTTGAGGCTGTGCAGCTCTAGGGTGTCACTTCCGCCGTTTAGGTACGAAAGTCCGCCGTCGATGAGGATCTTTTCGGCCCGGTCCCTGACGGTTTCGTGCGGGTAGGTTGTGTCTGTTGTCTGCCGTAGCCCTAGTTTGGCTAGGTTGCCCATAGCGATTACGGTCGTTACGGCGGTCGGCGGGTCCGTCGATAGGTGCGTGATCGTGAGATCCGAGATCTCGCCGTGAAACCGGTCGAACCCGTAGGCCTCAATAACTACCGGGTCGGACATTTGCGCGCTAACCCCGGACGTTCCCCGGATCGTGATTTGCGCGGTTGAGGCTTCGGGCTGATTTGTCACCCCGTTTCGGCCGTGTTGGACGCTCACTTGATACTCGACGTCGGATAGGTCGAGGGCTACCCCTGCGATCTCCACAAGGGTGATTGGCGAGGTCATGCGAGTACCGGTTGTACGTTGCGGCCTGCCCGGTTGTCGCTGTTGCGGATAAGCCTGACAAGGCTTTGCGCTGTCGCCTGCTCCGTCAACTGCACCTGGCGGGCCGTTTCCCTCGCTGACACCTCAGCGCGTGCAGCGGTCCCCGCGGCCTCCGCCGCCCTAATGGCCTCGGCAACGGCTTGTGCGATTTCGGCTTTAATGTTCGCCCCAATGGGTTGCCCGATGGCTTGCCCAATTTTGCGTAGCCTTTTCTCCTCTAACGCTATTTGGGTGATAGTGCCGTTAACAAACTCCTCCGCGGAGTCTTGGCCGGCTAGTAGGAACTCGGGGACCATTGCTTGGGCAACCAGGTTGGCTTGGGTTTGTACGCTGCTGAGTTTGTCCGCCATTGTGGTTATGAGCCCGGTGTCTATGAGGGCTTGCCCGTACAAGGCGCCCTGCTCGACCCCTTGGGCGGCTAGGTAGTCCGCTAACCCTTGCCCGCCCTCCTCTTTAATTCTTTTCAGAACGTTGCCGTACCAAGTAAGTTTGTCCACCTCGCTGTTTACGCCGGCTATCCACTGGGCCGCGTCCACGGCCCCGTCTTTCATCTCGAACCCTGTGCCGAGGTCAAACCCTTGGGTTATCTGTTTGGCGAGGCTGTCAACGTAGGTGGTTACTGCGGCGGTAGCGTTGTCGAGTTCAGCGGTTTGGGCTTTCAGTTTTGTGGTTAAACCACCCACCAACGTTTGTTGACCTTCGAGGAGTTTGTTGGTGGTGTCCGCTGCGCTGTTCGCGCCGCCGCTGGCCCGTGTGTAATCGTCCACCGCCCCGGAAAGGTCCGCCATTCTTTCTGCGGCGCCTTGCGCTCTTTCCGCTTGGTCCGCTGTTGTTTTGGTGGACTGTGCGCTGATCTGCGCGAACTTTATAAAGTCCCGATAGGTTGACTCAACCACGTCCCCTAGGTCGTCAACTTGGCCGGTGGCGTAGTTCGCGGCGTCGCCGAGGCCTTTAAGCCTGTGGGTCCAACCTTCTGTGGCTAGGCTTGCCTTGTTCGTCTGTTCGGGGGCTAACCCTAGTAAGTAAATGAAACTACCTAGCGGGCTGTTAACGTCAGTGAAAGAGCCCCCGAGGTCTGCAACAAAGCCGCCCAAGATTTTAGCGACCCGGCTAAACCCTTCCGTTGAGGTTTTAGCGTTGTCAGTTTGTAGCGTGGTTTGCTTTAGGTTTGTTGTGTAAGTGTTTAACGCTGTCGTTGCAAACGTCCCAAACGCTGAACCGACACCCTCAACTAGAGGCTCTAAGTCCTCCATTGTGTCTATAAGGTTTTGGGTGGTGTCGTTTGTGTTACCTAGGGCAGTTAGTAGACCGGTGCCAAATGATTCTTTTAACACGTCAAACGCGGTAGCCAATCTACGGGTTTGACCTTCGTATGTTTGGGCGGCGGTTTGGGCTTGGCCGCTGAAAGTTTTAGACAATGACGCAGTTATCTGGTTCATGTCACCGGTTTTGAGTATTGCCGTGTCAATGCCAGCACCTAAACGTGAAAGGCCAGACACGTTTCCGTCATATGCACGCCCTAAGGCCTGTACCACGGCGTCCAAGGATTTCCCGGAGCCTGAACTAATGTCCAGAGCGAGGGCTAGGGCTTTGTTGGCCCCCTCTGTGTCTTTAATGGAACGTACTAGACGGTCATAGGCTGGTCTTAGTTCGTCATCTGCGATACCCAGAGACTTCTCTAGGGCCCCTATGTATTCCTCAACCTTTTCTGTGTCGTGCGCTAGGCCCACGTTACTTAAAGTTTTAGCCAATTTGGTGAGGGCGGCCTCGTCCTCTATTGCCGCTTGCACCCCGTCTATCGCCAGTTTGGCTGCGAAGGCCCCAGCTGCTACGCCCGCACCTATGAGGGCGGGGCCGAGCATGTTGTTAAGGGTGTTCCCGAACCCGCCTAGCGCACCGTTAGCGGTGTTAAGTCCCCTGGTTAGTTTGCTGACGTCTGCCGCCAGGTAGACGGTTAAAGTTTTAGCCATTACGCCCTCTCCCACTTAAACACAATGCGGTCAACGGCTTGGCCCCACTCTTTCAGTGCCGCAGGTTGATACGCTTTCGTTTTCGTTAACCACTCGGTTTGCTCAAACGGCGCAAACGAGTCCCGGCGCTGCCCACTGCTCGACGGGTACCGAACCATGGTCGCCGAGCCGCCGCCG